TAATTATAATTATAAAAATTCCCTAAGAACTCCTACTGATCCAGCAATAGCTAAAGCTAGACAAGCAGAAATAAATAAATCAGTAGACGCTCAATCATCAAGAACATCAGAACCTGTTAACAGGGGATCAGAAAGTTATAACACTAAGAAAACTGCAAAAGGTTCTAAAAAGAGAAATTTAATATCACTAGATAGTTCTAATGGACAATCAACAATATTAGGAGGGTAATCTTAAATGAAAAGTCAGATAGCTCAGGAAGTTATACGTAAAGCAGATATATTATTTGCATCTACAGAACGTACTAACAGTGAAAATATATGGGAAGAGTTATCTGAGTTCATGCTCAATAACCAATCAGGAGCTTTTAAATCAACAACAGCTTCAAGTACAGCTACATTAAATGTAACCAACTCTTCACCTGGATCTAAGAAAACTAGAAGACTATATGATTCTACATCATTACAAGCTGTTCAAGATTTAGCTTCATCGTTTCAAGGAACGTTAACTAACCCTGCTACAGTATGGAGCAATCTTAGATACAAAGATGAAGAATTAAATGGAGATGAAGAGTCTTCTAAATGGTTAGATAAAGTAAATAAAACTATACATCAAAAATTTGCAGAATCTAATTTTAATACAGAGATATCTAAATCTTATCAATCATTTGTAGCATTAGCTAATATGTCAATGTTTGTAGAAGAATCAGAAGGAACATTAAGATTTACTGCTTCTCATCTATCTCAAACTTGTTGGTCAGAAAATAAAGATGGTTTAGTAGATACAGTATATAGAAAGTTTAATTTAACAGCTAAGCAAGCTTTTCAGAAATGGGGAAGTGATGTACATGATAACGTATTAAGAACTTTAGAAAAGAATCCAGAAAAAGAATACTCATTTCTTCATAGTGTATTTCCTAGAAAAGAAACAGATATAAAGTTAAATGAATTTGGATTAGCTCCTGGAAATAAAAGACCAGTAGCATCTATATATTTAGATACAACTCATGGTCACCTATTAGAAGAAACAGGTTATTATGAAATGCCTATGATGGTAGCTAGATGGTCATTAATGCCAGGAGAAAGGTATGGTAGAGGACCTTCACATTTAGCATTACCAGCTACAAGAACTTTAAATAAATTAGAAGAATTAGATTTACAAGCATATGCTTTACAAGTAAGACCTCCTATATTTGCTAACCAAAGAGATGTATTCGGTCAACTAGATATGAGACCAGGTGGAATATCAATAGTTAAAAACCATCAAGGTGTTAGAGAATTTTCATCTAATGCTAGGTCAGATATTAAAGAAGCTAAGGCAGCAAGATTATCAGCACAAATAAGAAGTATATTCTTTTTAGATAAATTATTATTACCTCCTAGAACTGAAACAGGAGAGATGACAGCTTTTGAAGTATCTCAAAGAATAGAACAGATGCATAGGGTATTAGGTCCTACACTATCAAGATTAAACCATGAATTTTTAAATCCTTTAATTACAAGAACTTTTAAAATACTATTAAGAACAGGTCAATTACCTCCTGCTCCTGAGCTATTAGAAGAAAGAGGAATAAATATTGATATTGTCTTTGTTAACCAATTAGCTAGGTCTCAACAGATACAAGATGTAAACACTATACAACAATGGTTACAAGGAGTTGCAGGTATGGCTCAGATGGACCCTTCTGTAATGGATAATGTAAACGTAGACGGTATAGCTAGACATACAGCAGATATCTTAGGTGTACCTGAAGCAGCTATACAAAGTATGAAAGTAGTACAGCAAATAAGAGAACAACGTCAACGAGCTCAACAAGCAGCTCAACAATCTGAACAATTAGACTTAGCTAATAAAGCAGCAGATACAGCTTCTAAACTAACTCAATAATCCTTGACTATCAGCTTCCCATATCCATATTATAAGTAAAAAAAAAAAAACTAATAGGATATTATTATGGGTAACGATAAATATATTAATTTTAGAAAGTCTTTAAAGAATATCTTCTTATCTCCAGAAGGTGAAGAAGTATTAAAGTTTTTTAAAGAATCATATGTAGATGTACCAGCAGTAGATAAAACTCCAGAACTAACTTATTATAGATTAGGTCAAAAAGAATTAATACAATCGCTAATATTTGATGTGAATGAGGACATAGATAAAGTTAAAACTAACTTAGTAGGAAATGAATACGATGAATAAAGCATGTACTATGTGTTTCAAATCTAATTTAAAGTTCCATAAATCTAAGTCTAGTAACGAAGTCAATGTACAGGATGTAGGAATCTAAAGTTAAAGAATATAAATTTAAAAGAGCAGAAAAGTTATAAGGTGTAAAATTAAACGAACTGTAAAATATGTAAAGACACATATAGATCACTGTCACTCTACAGGAAAGTTTAGAGGTAGATGTAATCAAGGTCTAGGGTTATTTAAAGATGTAGAAGAAGATTTAGATACTTTAGGTGATATAGAAACAATTTACTCAGGAGAAGAGTAATTACCACTTTATAGTAAAAACGATAATAAGACCAATAGTTATTGCCACTTATAGGAGAAATAAAATATGTCAGAAGAAATTGTTAACGGACCAGTACCAGAAGTATCTATCGAGCCAACCTCGGAAGTTAGTTTCATAGATAGCTTAGATGAAAGTATAAGAGATTCAAGTAATTTAAAAGATTTCAAGTCTCCTAATGACTTAGCTAAAAGTTATATGGAACTTCAAAAGATGGTAGGTAATTCTGTAAGAGTTCCTTCCGCAGATTCATCAGTAGAAGCTATAAGTGATTTTCATGATAAGATTAAAGATGTAGATGGAGTGCTTTTTAAGAATGATGAAGATTTAAAATATAAATTAGGTACACCTAAAACTATAGAAGAATATGAACTGGATAGTAAGGTAGATTCACAGCTATATGATTATATTAAACCTCAACTAGATGTATATAAAACTAAAGCTCATGAATTAGGATTAACTAAAGATCAAGCAAATGGTCTTCTTAATATGCAACAAGGGTTCATACAAGCTGAAATAGAACAGATGTCTACTCAACGTGTAGAGACAGAAAAACATTTAAAGGAACAATGGGGTTCTGAATACGAAAATAAAATGGGAGCTGCTAAACAAGCTGCTAGAACTTATTCTGAAAAGTATGGAGATGAAGTAAATAAATTACTAGATAGTCCTGCTGGAAATAATCCAGTCTTTATAGCTATGCTAGCTGATATGTCAGAAAGCTTTGTAGAGAAAGGACATACAGGAATGGGTGGAGTAGAATTTGGAATGACTCCTCAAGGAGCAGCTACTAAGATAAATGAGAAAAGATCAGATAGAGGTTTCATGTCTGCTTATCAAGATTCTATGAATCCAGGACATAAACATGCAGTAGAAGAAATGAGTAAACTTTACGGTATAGCTTACAACTCTTAAGTCCATTTTAAATTTCCCCCTCAGTATTATATTAGAATATCAGTAGATAATGATTAGGAGTTTCCCCTGCTTTATATAATTCCTCCATAAGCCAGTATAGGTTAGAACTCGTAAGTCCATTTTAAATTTTCCCCCTCAGTAGTATATTAGAATATCAGTAGATAAGGATTAGGAGTTTCCCCTGCTTTATATAATTCCTCCATAAGCCAGGATAGGTTAGAACGTATGCCCCTTTTTGGATAAGCAGTTCAATTATAAATTAAAACTTAACATAATATAGAGAGAAACAATTATGACATCTACAATTAACTCAGCGTTTATTAGTCAGTTTTCTGACAATCTTCATCACTTAGTAGAACAACGTGGAAGTAAACTACGTCCGTTCGTAAAAGTAGAAATGGCTAAAGGTGAAAAGCACTTCTTCGGAAGGTTAGGAAATTTCACAGCATCAGAGATTACAAATGGATTGGAAACAACTAGCTTACAAGATCCTAGTCATTCACGTAGGTTAGCATCAGTTAGAAAATACCATGCTTCAAGTTACCTAGATGACATGGATAAATTAAAAATGCTTATTGACCCTACAAGTGACTATACTTTAAAATTAGCTAATGCACACGGTAAGAAACTAGATGACGTTATCCTAGGAGCTCTTATAGGTACAGCAGCTACAGGTAAAGATGGTTCAGGATCAGCATCACCTCTAAGTGCTAACCAAATAGCACATGGATCAGCAGGATTCACAGTAGCTAAATTTAACCAAGCACTTCGAATTCTAGAAGAAAATGAAGTAGATATGGGAACTCAAAAGATTTACCTAGCACTTGGAGCTAAAGGTGTTGAAGATCTATTAGGTGACTCATCAAATCAAATGACAAGTTTTGACTTCCAAAATGGTAAGTCACTTTCAGGTACAGAACTTCCAATGTTCCGTGGAGTACAGATTATTAGAACACAACGCGTACCTCATGAAACTGCAGATACAACATACCGTGGACTATTGTTTACAGAAGATTCCTTGAAAGTAGCAGTGGCAAAAGACTTAGAAGTAAAAACAGCAGAACGTGCTGACTTAAACTTCGCAATGCAAGTATCAACTTACATGATGTACGGAGCAGTAAGGTTAGAAGAAGAATCAGTAATAGACGTACTATACCAATAAAAATAACTTTTAACTTTTAACACTTAACAGCAAGGAAATTAAAATATGCCAGCAACAACAGTTAAATCAGAAAATATTACAATCATTGAAGGTACAGAAAATTTAGGTCTTCGTAAGAAGGATGGTTGTGATAAAACTAACATTGATCAAATTGAAGTAGCAGTAACTTCAGAGGATGAAGTAGGAGATGTAATACTTATAGGTTGTATCGATAGCCATAGCGTTATAGTAGACTTGAGTTTAATGAGTGATGCTCTAGATGGAGTAGCAGACCTAGCAGTAGATATCGGACTATATTATTCAGGTATCGGAGGAACTCAATCTAAAGATGGTAACTCTTCAGGTACAGTAATTGATGCAGACTGTTTCGCTACAGCCTCTACAATACTTCAAGCAGCTAATGTAACATGGTCATCTGTAAGATTTGAAGCAGACGACATTATAGATGTTAAGAAAGAAGCTTGGCAAATAGCTGGTCTTTCTAGCGATCCTGGAGGGAAGTTCTATATAGGACTGACAGTAACTACCGCTGCTGAAACAGATGCTGCTGGATCACTTGTAAGCCGTATAGAATACATTTAACTTAACAGGAGATAAACATGGCATCCAAAGTGCAAATATGTAATATGGCACTAAGTAGATTAGGTGCTGCAACTATTACTTCATTAACAGACGGAACTACAGAAGCTAAACTCTGTAACACTTTTTACGATATATTAGCTAAAAGAGCTATGATTCAAGGATCATGGGCTACTACAATTAAAAGAACTTCTTTAGCTAAAACTACAACTACTCCTTCCTTTAAATATACAAATGAATTTCAATTACCAGTTGATCCTTTATGTTTAAGAGTATTGAATATAGATGAAGCTGTACACGGTTATACAGATTATAGAATAGAGGGTGATAAATTATTGACAGATGAATCATCTATTAAAATTAGATATATAGCTGAGATTACAGATCCTTCCAGCTATGGAGTTCTACTTACAGAAGCAATAGAAATGTTATTAGCTTCTTATTTAGCACTACCAATAATGAGTAATGCAAATTTAGCAGACGTTCTTAAAAGAGAATACATGAACCATATAGATTTAAATCTAGCAATAGATGGTCAACAAGGAAGCAAAGATAGAATAGTATCAAATGAATTGATAGACGTAAGATAACAACTAACATAGGAGCTATTACTAATGGCAAAGTTAATTTTAAATCAAACTACTTTTACATCTGGTGAGATGTCTCCAAGGTTATATAGTCGGTCTTCAACAGCAGAGTACGGAAAAGCTTTAGAGCGTGCCGAGAATGTAGTTATCACTCCACATGGTCCTGTAAGGAGAAGAAACGGTACTCAATTCATAGCTGAAGTAAAAGACTCTTCAGTTCAGTCTAGACTTATACATTATCAATTCTCAACATCTAGTGCTTATATATTAGAGTTTGGAAATAATTATATTAGGTTTTTCACGGATCAAGGACAAGTAGTAGAAACATCACTTAACATTACAGCAATAACTAAAGATAATCCAGGAGTAATAACAAGTAATGCTCATGGTTTAAGTAATGGAGATCAAGTTTACATAACAGATATTATAGGAATGACAGAATTAAATAACGTTACCGTTCCATATATAGTAGCTGGCGTAACAACTAATACCTTTACCTTAACAGATTTAGATGCTAATGCTATAGATACTACAAGCTATACAACATACTCCTCATCGGGATTAATTAAGAAGATATATGAAGTTGTAAGTCCATATAGTACCGCTCAGGTCAATGATGTTAATTATACTCAATTTGGTCCTTCTTTATATTTAGTTCACCCTGATATAGCTCCTAGAAAATTAATTAAAAGTTCTTCTGATGTATGGACTATAGAAACTATAGAGTTCTTACCTCCTCCAACTTATGAATCTGGTTTTACAGGTACAGGAGTTACAGTTACTCCAGCAGCTACTACAGGTTTTGATGTTAACTTTACATCAGGTTCATCTATATTTTTACCTGGAGATGAAGGAAGACAGATAATAAACTTAACAGATGGAGAAGTAGGTAGAGCATCTATAACTTCATGGGTAAGTTCTACAGTTGTTACATGTGATATTATTGAAGACTTTACAGATACTAATGCAATAGCTAGTGGTGATTGGAAATTAGATTTATCTCCTATTGTAGATTTAGAACCTTCTGGTACACAAGCAGGAGCTATTATTAATGTTAGGTCTGAATATTCTTCTGGATCGTTAGGTACTAAGATAGCTTTAACTAATGTTACAAGGGCTAGCCCTGGAGTAGTCACCAGTACTGCACATGGAATTATAGAGGGTACTTCTATACAGATAAGAGATGTTATAGGAATGACTCAGATAAATGATAAGATATTTGATATTGATAATTCAACTGCAAATACTTTTCAATTACTTGGAGAGAATACTACTGGTTATACTCCTTACTCTACAGGTGGAATATTTCAAGAAAGGTTAACAGGTAAAGTTAAAGAAGCTTTTAGATCAGTAGATGTAGGTAAGTATATACTTATGAGTGGTGGTATACTTCAAATTATAGCAGTTAACTCAGGAGAAGATGTAGACTGTGAAGTTATTAAAAGTTTAAACAATAGTGATACTACAGGTTCATGGTCATTAGAAATACCTACTTGGAATAGTACTAGAGGTTATCCTAAGTCTATTGGTTTACATAATCAAAGATTAATATTTGGAGGTACTGCACAGCAACCCCAAACTTTATGGATGTCTGAAACAGGTATATTTGATGGCTTTGGAGTTGGACCAGATGATGAAGACTCTATAGATATAGAACTATCAAGTAATGAAGTTAATGAAATTAGTTGGATTATATCTAGTAGAGATTTAGTTATTGGAACTTCAGGCGGAGAAATTACAGTTGAAGGAACTACACCATCAAGTGTTAGTCAAAGACCTAGAACTTATCATGGAAGTAATTCTCAACAAGTACCTGCTGTTAAAGATGAAATATTATTTATACAAAATTCTGGTAGGAAGATAAGAACCTTTAGGTATGATTTCAACATTGATGGTTATACAGGTGAAGATATTACTTTCTTATCAGAACATTTAACTGAAAATGTAGTTAAAGAAATGGTATATGCTCAAGAGCCTGATAACATAGTATATGCAGTATTAAATAATGGAGATTTATTAACCGGTACTTATGATAGAAGTAAACAAATTATAGGTTGGTCAACTTCTAATACAGATGGTTACTTTGAAAATGTAAATGCTATATCTGGAACTTCACAGGATGAAGTATGGTTTATAGTAAAGAGAACAATTAACGGAACTACAAAGAGATATATAGAAAGATTAACTGAGAACGATGATGCTAATTCAGACTTAACAGGTTATAGTGATTCATATTTAACTTATTCTTTACCGCTAGTTATTACTAATATATCTACAGCTTCTTCTGCAGTTGTAACTTCAACAGCTCATGGTTTAAGTGACGGTGATAAAATAGTAATAAAAGATTTAATAGACCCTTCACTTTCTGAACTCAATACCAGTTTAGATAACATAACAAGTATAAATAGATTTATATTTACAGTAAGTAACTCTACATCTAATACTTTCGAACTAACAAGTTTTGATACTACAATATATAATCCTTATGGTTCAGGTGGAAATGCTTATTTAAAAGTATCTACTATAGGAGGTTTAAATCATTTAGAAGGTAAGGCTGTACAGCTAAAATTAGATGGAGGTACTTCTACTTCTAAAGTAGTTACTAATGGTTCTATAACACTTGACAGTTCAGCTGGAGAGGTAGTTATAGGATTACCTTACGCTACAGTAATAAAAACTTTACCTCATGAATTTGATACAGGTAGAGGTTCTATGATAGGGCAACAAGTTAGATGGAGTAGACCTTTATTAAGATTACACTTATCTGGTTTACCTACATTAAATAACGAGTTTGTACCTTCTAGAAATACTAGCAATTTAATGGACTCGAAAGTTCCACTATTCAGTGGCTTTATAGAATTTGGTTCTTTAACTTGGGGGAATACTTCTAGTTTAAATATAACAATGAGTGACCCTTTACCTCTACTTGTAAGTGGAATATTTGGATCAGCGGAAGCTGGAGTTAGATAGCATAGATGGCGGGTGGAGATACTGTACAATATGCTCCAAAGTTTTAAAAGTCAAGAGTAAAAGCTAAAAATAAATAAAATAAAAACTTTTCGGACTATATAGCTTCCTTAGATAGAATAGATTCAAGTAAGAGGTATATTAGAGGTAACGTACATATTATTAGTTGGAAAGCTAATAAGGATAAACAGCAATTAAGTTTAAAAGAATATAGGGAAAAGATAAAATGATAAATAAAGATTTTTTAGGAATGCTGGGAGGATTGGCTAAACAGATATCAGCTACTAATATTACTGTACAGGGAGCTAACCGTCAAGCAGAGCAAATAACTCAGGCTGGTGAGATGTCTGCACAGGGTTATCTATTAAGTGCTGCTGGTTATAGAAATGCTGCACTCTCTACTCAAGGAGCTTTAAACTTTAACTTAGCAGTAGATAAAAAGAATCTTCTAAGAAGTTTATCAGCAACCAGTAGACAAGCTCAAAGAACTTTAGGTAGACAGACAGTAGAAGCTGCTAATTCAGGACTATCTCTTTCAAGTAAATCTTTTTTAATGTTAAGAAATGAAGCTACAGATATCTTCTCTAATGTATTGCTTAATAGTAAGGTAGATGCAGAGAATATTAAAAGAATGAAAACATTCCAAGCAGGAATACAGATGACTAACTTAGAGAATATGGCCAGAGCTTCAGAGTTCCAAGCTGCAGTATCTAATAAGATGTCAGCTGATAGAGCATCAGGAGCCTTGTTCCAAGGAGCGCTTGCTCAAAAAGATATGCTGAATAGAGCCTTTGAAGCTGCACCTAGTTTACTCTCTAGTTTATTCGATAGATAATTAGCTATAGATGCCCGGTTGGAGATACTGTACAATATGGTACCTAATCTAAAAAGTCAATAGACAAAATCAAATTAATATCCATATTAGTAATATAAAATAATATATAGGAATAAACCATGACAGTAATAACTAGACCTAATGCAGGTCCAATTCAGGATAGATCACAATTAAGTCTAGGTAGCGCTGCTTCAATATCTAAAGGTATTAACAGCATAGGAAGAACAATGTCTGCTGCTGGTCAAGCTCTACAGAACTCTAATCAACTATCTATGGCTAAACAGTTATCTAACTTAGTAGATCAGCAAGGTAAGCAGATATTTGAAGAATCTAAATCTGCACATCAAACTGCTCTATATGGTGAGAAGATGGATCAAGCTCAAGTACAATTCTTAAAAGCTAAACAAGAAAGATATAAAAGCTTAGTAGATAAAAATGGTAATCCTACATTCCAAGACTTAACTAAAGATATAGGAGAATTAGGTAAAAGTATATCTGATAACTTAGTAGGTAATTTAATAGACCCTGAAGTTAAAAGAATGTTTACTGAAAAGTTTACTGGATATATTACTAATCAAAAAATATCAGGATTAAAAGAAGCAGCTAGACAAC